ATTCTGTGGTTTCAAAGTTATTGTCGCCAACAGGCCGAAATCTTATCTGAGTTTTCTGATCCCAACCGGGGAAAGAGCCTAAGCTAGTCTCTACAACCATGCGAAGTCTTAAAGAGCCGTCATCGTCTGCATACAAAACGCTTTCATCAGAACGTATTGTGTCAATGACAGGTTGCTTAGGCAGAACTCTATCTGGGTCTGGCGGCAAAGTGATTACAGGATCGAAGTCAGGGATGTTGCCTGTGAACGCTTGAAGCACATTTGGAGCTGCTGGCACACAAGTGACATTAGCAGTCAAGTCGCCTTCTGGCTGTATTGCAGTGACTTTTACATCAATACTTTCTTTGCCAGCTACACCAAAGACAATAAGATCATCAACTTCTAGGTCATCAATGGCATTGTCAAGAATCAGCGTTTTATTAGTCGGGCCGCTCTGTGGTGTGCAACCTACTGTCGTGATAGACCCATCTTTATTCTGTATCTTGATAGCGTAGTTATCGCCATCATCTACAATAACTTCGTCTACTTCAATCTCAGTATCAGATACTACCTTCAGGATTCTAGCAGAAGCTATGCCTACAAGAATTGTGTCATGCTGGATGGTGAGCAGATCGCCTCTTTTGTGTCGCAAGTGTTGAACATCTTGACTGAAGCTGTAGCGCTCTGGACGGAGCCTTTGCTGTGCTAAGTGAAATCTCCCGTATTTCCAAGCCTGCTCTGGATCAGTGACGCCTTTGGCTTCTAATGTTTCGTAGTTTTCTGCGTTAGACTCGTCGTAAGTATCATCAAATACAAGCCGCTCTGTATTCTCGTAGGTTGTGCCGTCAACAAACCTGACTCGCAATCCTTCAGGGACTTCTACGTTAACAAGCTCAAAGCTAAAACCAAAAGAGTTTCTTGGGCTTATAATCATTTTAGGTAACGTCTGTTCTGTATCTCTTACAACAGATACCTTAGAATCAGGAGTAAATGCCCAACCTGCTAGACCACAGCCAGCTACTTCTGTAGCTCTGGTTAAAGTAGTTCCCCCAGCATCAAAGACCCCGTTATACTTAAAGCCTTCTGTTTCGCAAAACTCGGCCCAATCAGCAAGAGCATCAACATCAAGGTCTGACTTAGGCAAAGGCCTGCGATTAGCAGTACCAGTCCAGATGTCTGCATAAATCCAAGCCGGATTGTTTGTAGGCTCTTCTATCCAAGAAGTGCCATTATAGGCTTCAAGCACAGATGTTGACTCCACAGAGAGATCATCAACTCGGCCATTTAACTGATTAGTAGCCTTTATCCGCAGAGACATGCAGATAGTGTTGTCTACGTTAAAAGCCCTGACTGATCTGATAGTTCTGAGAGCAGACCAAGAAAAGTTATTAGAAATTACGTTAGTTGCACTGTGTTGAGTTTTTACACGAGTAAGCCGTACATCGTACTGACCTTTCGGCACCTTCCAGCGATAACCTTCTCTTATGGTCTCTTTCTTAGTAGAAGATATGACAAACTCTTCTTTTTCAACTATGAAGTCTGTTTCTCCAACCTCTCTGTATTCGATCTTCCAGAATACTTTAGCGTTCTTTGTTTTGCCTTCATCATCTACAGAGAAGAGCCTTCCAGAAAAGTCAATGCTAATCTCGTCTGCGTCAGGCTGAGTTGTGCGAATAGCGGAGATGTTCTCTACTTTTACTCCGTTTGCATCAAGCTCGTCTTCATTACCAAACCCAGTAGAAAATCCTGTGCTGTCCTCTATAATCTGATCTGTATAAAGAGTCATTTGATCTGGGCGACCGATCTCAAATTCTACATCTTCAAGATCAGTTATGTTTGTTTCACCAATGCGAATAGGAACACCTGTCAAAGAAGTGTTCTCATCAATGATGCTCCTTCCTTCGCCCACTTGGACTCCACCAATTTCTAGTGGGCCATATCCAAGACAAACAAGCATACGGATGTATTGGTCTTTGCCCTGTATCTCACTGTAAGGGCGAGCAGTCATCGGTATGGAAGGGAAAGTCTTGAAAGTCCCGTATATTCTGGGGATAGGCTGGAAAGCAGCTAACCTGTTGCTAGTTCCTGTTAAAGACTCAAGCCTATTAAAAGACTCTGAGTCATAACTAGGAAGATCAGGAATCTGTGGTGGGATCAGTTGGTTTACGGCAAAGTTACCTGCTGCCGCTATTCCTCCTACAGCAGCATTAAACAGCAGAGTCCCTTTTGTCAGTCCTAGTGCAGTAGCGGCATACGGCGCAGCTATAGCGATGCCTATTGTAGCAACAGCTCGTAAGACATCCCTTCCTACTAGCTCGGTAGCTTCTTCGGTAATAGAATCTGCCGCGCTGCTAAGCTCATCACCAATATCATCCTGAACTTCATCATCTTGAGGGATAGGCCACAGAACAAGGTTCGATGAGTCTTTTGGCTTCACTAGGTTAAATAAAGACGGATGTACATCTACGCCATTCAGACTAGCGGCAATAGAGCGAGTCCCAGCAATCTCATAAATAGATTGACCTGACTCTACTTCAGCGTAGACCCAATCTTCTTTTAGTGGGTGCCTACTTGCTTGTACATTAACGCTCAATTTATAAACCCCTTGTACCTGTAAAAGCCCTCTATCCTATTCTTCCATCTAGCGCTGTTGTACTCTTCAATGCAACTATTGCTGCTCTTGCTATAATTGTGCAGCATCAAGCCATCGCCGATAACAATGGCAATATGCCAAGGACGTGATCTAATGATTATTAAGTCGCCCTCTTTAGGATTATCTACTTGTACGCTTCTCTCAGCAAAGTTTTTTCTAACAACTGCTGTTTTGTCTTTGCTATCAGCTTCTTCTTCTAGGCCATTTTCAGGCTTACCTAAATCTACGCCGTACACTTCTTTGAACACCTTGGCAACTAACTTAAAGCAACCGTGAGGTCGCTCATAATCTATGCCTATGTATGGCCTATATTTATCCATCGACATTGCTGGGAGTGAACTGATCTTTTGGAAATGCGTCGTCTAAAGCGCCTTTTAGGATAGATGCTTTTATGACAATGGAGGTAGAAGACCCGCCAGATACACCCTCTAGTTCAAAAGACACTGGGCCAAACTCTACTTCATCAGGTGTATTAGACAAGATTACTTCATAAGTAATGATCGCCCTTTGTCTTTTACCTGCAAGATTACGAAGAGCAATAATGATTCGTCTGTCTACAGCATCAGCGTTTATGCTAATAGAAGGGGGCTTTCCTTCGCTTTGAGTAGAGGCTGTTACACCAAAAGGAAACCTTTGGAATGTCTGCCCAGACCTATCTATATCTTCTGTATTGTTTACTAAGAACAATGTTGTTATATCTGGATGCTCAATCGTCAAGCATTGCAAAAACACTTTTGCTGTTGCAGAAGACAAGACTGCTTGTAGTGCGCCTTGACTCAATGGCATTACGGAAGAATCTCCATTTCCATGTTAACACCGAAAATATCTCCATCTACAGCAGTAATAGATGGCGCTTTTCCTGCAATGAACCGCATTTTTACGTCAACCCCTGTGATGGGATGAACCCAGTCAAAATCAAGGCTACCCATTCCAAGAGTATTCTCCCAAAAGTCAATAAGGGTTTGATACTGAGTGGCGTCAAGAAACATGCGTCCTTTGACTGGCTGGACAGCAGCAGTAAAACGGCGACGTTGGAAAGCCTGCCCTGTTGACATTCCAGTTCTTATAGAACCTACTGGAGCGCTTATCTGGAATCCGTTTTGGTGAAACTTTTGTGGGAGTGATGCGGGCCAAGAAGCCATTATTAGAACCTCCCCTGTCTTGTTCCGCCGTGGCGTCTAAACATGCCATCCAACTGACCTTGAGAATCAAGCCTATCTATGCTGGATTTAACCATAACATCAATGTTAGTCTCTCCGTTTGATCCTTTCTTGACGTTTTGACTAGATACAGAAAGAGGCTCTCCGCCTTGGTTAATCACGTTGACTGTGACATTAGCACTGCCGCCCATCTCGTGATTAGGGACAATTCGACCATCCTGTCCGGGTATAAACATTTCCGGCCCACGCTCGCCTACTAAGTGAGCTTTGTTGCTAAAGACGTTTCCGCCGTTAGCCCTAGGCTGTCCCGGCCCTATTCCTCTGACGTTAGGCGGAGCTCCTCCACCGATTGATTGGCTTCCTGCAGGAGAAAAAATGTTACCCGCAGCGCTTGTTGCGAAATCAGTTAGACTGCTAACAAGAGGATCAGCAATTTGCTGCTGAATAAGCGTCCTTGCAATTTGATCGGCTAGTGAAGCAAACACATCGCTCGCTGACTCAGCCTGCATAATTATATCGGTCAAGCCCTCGCTTACGTCATCTTTAATGACTGAGCCTACATCACGAAGAGCGCCTTCCCACTTACCGTACAAGCGCTCGCCTTCTGTCCCTGACTTCTTAATTATAGACAGCAATTCTTTTTGCTGCTCTTGTTGTTTAAGAATCTGGTCTGACATCGGGAAAGCGCCGCCCGGGATGTCTGGCGTAACCACCACTTCGTCCATTTGGTTTGCTTCAGAAACCCCTTGCAAAGCCTGCTTAAGCTCTTCAATCCTTTCCTTGGCAAGCTCAATCTTCTTGCGCTGATTATCTGTCATAAAGAACTCAGGATCACGCATTTCTGCTGTCTGCATACGCGAAAGTTCTGTCTGGAGGCTCGCTAGTTCTGCCCGCATCTGCTTGGCACTTAGCGTGTCTAGTTCATCTCCGAATGATTTAGTAGCTTCTTTAGCTTCTAAGAACTGACTTGTCAGGGTTGCTGTAAGACCTGTCAGTGTCAAGATAAGTCCAGCAGGGCCAGTTAATACTGCTGCCGCAGCGCCGATAGACTTCAATGCGGCTGCCATGCTGAATAATGCTTTTATTGCTGCGCCAGCGGCTAAGATTTTGAAAAGAGCTGTGATCGTGTCTATGTTTCTAGCTGCTGCTCCAGCAAGCTCTGACATGCTTTGTACGATAGCATCAAAGCTCTTCTGAAAGTCTGGGCTACTGATCGTCACTGCAAGCTCATCTATCGCCTCTGCTGCACCGCTTAGGTCGCCTTGCGACATTAGGTCAAAGAAGGCAGTTTGCAGTCTTTGGATAGAGGCGGCAATCTTTTCTGATTGCTCTGTAGCCTCTCCACCGAAAACTTTTTGCAGCTCTCGGCCAAACTTAGGCAGAACTTCATCGGAAAGAAGCTCGCCATTCTCCATCATTTTAAAGAGCTCTTGTGTAGTTACACCAAGAGAAGAAGCCATGATCTGAATAGAACCCGGCATACGCTCACCGAGCTGCTGCCTAAGCTCCTCAGCAGATACCTTGCCCTTTGACATCATCTGCTGGAGCGCTTTCATAGCGCCTTCGGCTTCTGGAGCTGTAAGCCCCATAGCCCGTGAGGCTTCTGAGATACCAGTAAAGATAGTTTTCAGCTCTTCGCTGCTAATGCTTGTGCCGCGAGCTGCTGCTGAGAACTGTGCCATCTGTTTGGCAACAGTTGGGAAGAAAAGTCCTAATCGTTCAGACTCTTCCCTGATAAAAGCGATTTGCTGTCCTGCCGCTTCAGAGCTTCCAGCAGCAACACGCATAGTCGCTTCAATGTTGTTCATCTGAGTCGTTGCTGACTCAATGTTTCGTGCAAGACTGATAAAAGTAAGGCCACCGACGCCAGCAGAAAGAAGGCCAAACATTCGCGTTAATTTACGCGAAGACCTAGACATCTTGTCTGTAGCGCGGGTAGCCTGCTTAGTATCTTTCTCGTACTT